CGGGTTGAGCCGCCAAACTTATTGGCCCCTACTCCACCGCCCGGAACCGGGATGGTTTCGATCTGCGAGCCTTCGGCCTTGACTTCCGGCTGGTAGAAAAAAGCGCCCATGACCGGATCGAGGTTTGAAAGGTTGTTTCGGAAATCCATAAGGAACTGCGAGCCGTACTCAGACATGCCAGTGATATTGGAATCGGTGGCGGCTATTTGGTCGGCGGCTACGGTGCCAACATCCTTATGGCCTACTGACTCTGCTTCGTGTAGATTGTATTTCGCCTTGATATCGTTGAGTAGGGTACAGGCTTCTGCAAAAGTGGTGGCGTCAACTTCGGAAGCTAGGGCATGATCTGCTCCCTGGGCGCTATGGTAGACCGGGACCGCCGCAGCCATATCCGCATTGTGTAGCTTATAGGCAAGTAAGATCCAGTTTGTCAGCGCGATAAACTGCGGAATGGTTAAGGGTTCTGTGTTGAAAATCTGAGCCGGCGGATAGCCTACTCCGGGTTCAAGGAGGTGGCGGGCGAGCTTGTAAAGATGCGTGACCATATCGATACGCGCTTCGTTGATAAGGGCGAATGCTACCGTGCCGCCCGTTGGAAGGGTAACGGCATTGCGGAAAAGCATCGCCTCCCCTGCTCCGGTGGAGTAAATCAATGCGGAGATATGCGCCTCTTTCCCGGCGGGAGGGCGACACATCCAGTATGCGGGCTTTGCTATGTCTACATCGGTATTCTTATTAGTCGCCGTGCAGAGCGTCCCTAAATGGCTTTTCCAGTGCGGGAAGGTAATCCCTACTTGTGCGGATGAATCTTCGTCATTGGCAACCGGACGGCCTTGAGAGTTTACTATTACAGTTTTCCCGTCACTCATCACTATCCCCTCTCCGGCATAAGGCCGGAATATAAAATAGCATACGGCTGGACATTGCGATCATATTCCGCTTTATCCATTCGTAGGCCGAATCCTGACCGCCCTAATCTTCCAGGCCACGGATCGTGATATATAATCTCGCCCTCTCTGAGGTCATAGGCAACGGCTGCGATAAAATGACCGGGACGCTTTAAGCAAAGCTGGACAGCATAGCCGAGTTCCAGATATTTAGCTATCGTGTCAAATGCCTTTGTCCACTGAAAAACGCACTTCGCATTGAAAACTTCCTTGACGGCCAGAGGGTACCATTGAGGTACTTCGTTGCCGGGGAGCTTCGCGGCCTTGACGTCTGATCTCACTGCCTCAAGTCTAGCGTAGTTTACTGGATCGTTAAAGTAGTCTGTTAGCACTTCCTCGGGCTGTGGCTTGTAGCCGCCTAGCGTGGTAATGACAAGAGGAACGCCCAAAGCGTCAAGGCACATGACAGCCGAAGTCGGCCCGCACGTCTCAAGGGATTTTATGCCCTTTTTCCGTAGCATCTGCTCGGTAGGATTGTTGTCCTGCCTATAGTACCGATTGGCCTCATTCCAGTGCGGAGCGCCCTTGATATTTATCATTGGCCTTCCTCATTCTTTACGGTGGGAGGGGCTATCGTGTCAACCTTAACTTCGATGCGCTTTACGGCTTCGGCCATGAATCGGAGTGTGGTTTTAATTTCCACAAGGTCTTTATCTACATCCGTCTCAGCCTTTTTCATTTCGCGCACGTCGCACTTCAGGGACGAGATATCATCTGTATGCTCTTTTATAATTCTTTTATTCTCGCCTTCTTTCACGGCTATCTCCCTACGTGACAGTAAGAAGCCAGCAACCGCAATGCCGGAAGCTATGAGGGTGAACCATTTAATTAACACATCAAGATTGACCATCATCGTCCACCTCTTTTTTATTTTTCTTTTTGTCATCTCCGCTTGAATTTCCGTTCTGTTCGCTATTCGCCTCGTCATCTTCTGGAGCGTTCGGATTCTCCAGGGTATCCATAACGTTTTTAGATACTACGCGCCTTGGCTCAGGCAATAGTTCGCGCTCTCGATCCTGGGCGGCTACGTTGTCGTAATAGTCAGATCCATTGTACTTCTGCGCCACGCGCTCTAGTGTGGTCGCCCCCTGGTCTATCCTATAGTCATCGGCCTGGGCGTCCTTTAGCGGGTCGATGGACGGCATTGAGTGGCCGATCCATGAGGTAGCAAGCCAAGCGGCATCGATAAGCGGGGAGGTTCCAAATCCGGATGCCTTTATATTGTTACGCCTGATTTCCTCTCTGAACCATGCCTCATAAACGGGCTGGAGGAATTGGCTTACATTTGCCGATCTTTCACGTTCAATGGTATTCCAAAAGAGGATGAGGGACGCACGGGATGCGGAGTAATTCTGATTGAAAGTCATTTCCAAAACTTCTACCGGGACGGATAGGGCTGCCGATATCGAGCGAGTAATAGACTTTACGAAGCCGTCAAAACTCACATTCGGGCGCTTCGTGTCGAATGATACTATTTCCTCTCCGGCCTTGAGGTTTTGGACTACAAGCCCTGGGCGGGTAAAATTCGTTTCAGCTACCGGGGCGGCTGCCGTTGTCTGTGGCGCTGTTGCTCCACCTCTCGGGGTTATGCCCCCAAGCGGTCTAGATGCGGGAGCGTTGACCGATGGCTTAATCCATGCAGCTATAATCGCGTTGATGAGGGCTGCCTCAATTTCGCACAGCTTATAGTCTGCCATCTTTTCGAGTTCATGGATCACGGGGGCGAGTGGACCTACTCCGCGCACTTGGCCGGGGAGGTCTGAGATAATGGAATGGTTTACAAAGCGACGATTGGAAATACCGTATATAGGCACTCTTTTATATTTCCCGGTGGGCGTGTTGTATTCGTTGACTTCCTGGACATAGATCGCCACGGCCTCGCCTGCAGATGAAAGCTCGATGCCTTCTGATATGCGGTTGCCGCGTAGCTTCGCATTATTTATATCCGTGTTGCCAAGCGGGAGCGTGACATACTCAGGATCGATAAATTGCAGGGATAATGGCGACATTCTGCGAGCATCACCTGAGTAGCGGAATATGGAGAAGGTTTCACCATCACGCAAGCGGTTGAGAAATTCAAAACGCTGAAGCTCTCCAAGGGTTCTATACCCTTCGGCGTCGGACTCCTTGGACGCTGCCCATAGCCAGAAGCGCAACTCAACATCACGAGTCCACTTTAGGCGGGCTTCGGGTGTCATCTGAAAATCGCATAGCTCCCATATGGGAACTGACTTCATAGCAAGACCGGTGCCAACTGCTTCACCTACTAGGCGAGAAAGCAGGGCCCGCGCTTCCATTGAGTCCCAATAGGCCATGCGGGAACGTGCTCTGATTATAGAGTGGTCGAGTTGATAGCCTGATTTGTAAATGGAACGCAGTGATCCGCGTACCTTCTCGCCGTCATAATGCGAAGGCAGACCCGATCCAGTACGTCCCCATGACGCCTTTTCCTTGGTGCGCTCGGGCTGGGTACGGCCTAAGAAAGCCCCTACCCTGTCACTAAATGTCATAGGCTTACGGCTCATAGGTTCCTCGTGAAGGATACATGGGTCAGGCCGGTATTGCCGGACTCATTAGACTGGGCTTCCTCTAGTTCTTTTTCAAGCTGGGTTATCATTTCGTTGAGGTCTTTAAGGTTCACGCGACGCACGGATTGATTTCCCTGGCCGGTGTTCATGGCGTACTCTTGCGCGGTAAGCGCCTTACGTCGTGCTGCGTAGGCTGCTTCGAGGTCGGCGGCTATATCAATCGATGCTCTCAATATATCCCCCAAAATAAAGCCGTAGACTTCAAGGAGGTGGCAGCCCTGATGCCTACGGCAGGAGCGAAGATGAGAAACCCTGGGCGCTCGACGTACCTCATCGGTATTAGCGTACTCTCTGCCTGTCGTGTTGTCAAGTGCAAAATCTGTGCCATTTACGCCCTATCCTTGCTCAGCGGGCCGCTCACCTTTCGACGGCGCTCCACATGCTACCCAAAATACATCCCAATCTACCGCCCCCGAATCCTCATCTACAGGGGCCACATCCCAAGCCAGCATATAGAGAGCCGCTAGTGAGTATACCCTACAGTCTAGGGCTTCGTTGCGTCGGCCTTCGGGTTTTTTGAATATGTACCGCGTTTGGCCGTTGTGCATCTTCTCGGGTATCCGTTCCTCGGCGGTAAGCATCCTGAAATAGTCCTCTCCGCGTTCCTCGGGAAAATGGCAATAGCCACGAGGTAAGGGACCGGCATCGGGCTTACCCTTCCCTAGTGAGGTATATATCTCGATCTTGAGTATATCCGTATAGATATCTGCTCGGCGTATCATGCGTCCCGAGACTTCGCGCAGCTGAAATACCTTCAAGGTTTTGGAATAGTGGCTCTCGCCCATACAGGGCAGTACGCCGGTGTCATAGTTTTCACAGAAGCCGTATACCGTCTGCGTCTGATAGTGGCTATCGATAAGGGCAAGCGATATGCTCATGCCCCCATGATCGGCGGCTAGTATCTGGCTGAACGCTCGCCATGCAGGGGAATCAAGATCAAGCGTCTCGCCCATAAGCACGTGATATCCAAGGCTCCAGGATTCGCGCCCCGCCCCCCATGCGACTACCTCACACTCAATACGGTCTTTCTGCACGTCTGCCCCAAGCGTCAAGAGCAAAGCGCCTTCAGGCAGGATTGGCGGCGTATAGTCTATCGGGTTGCCCTGGCCGTCGAAGTGGAATACCTCTGGGCTCCAGCCTTCACGCCTGAGCATGATGCGCTCCCACCGGGGAGCCTCGCCCCTCTCTTGCCATGTCTCACCCAAGACCGTATTTGTAAATACTCTGAG